TTTTCGTCGACTCCGAACCCATCATACTCTTCGACGTCTGAAGCGCTAAGCTTTGCTTGTACGCTTCCATCCTCATGTTCCTTAATAGGAATATTTTTCTTTTCTTCAGCCATTTTCTATCCTTTATACAAAGTTAATCTACAAAACTCTTCATTTTTCGAGCGAATTCAAATGATTTTATCTTAGAGATGATTTCACGAGCTTGGAGTGTAATAAATACCACTGCACCCTCACCGTCTTCTGCATCTACTACGTAACGATCACCACCATATTTGATAGTTCGTACTAAATCACCAACTTCACACCAGTTTCCTTCAGGCCATGGCTCTAAATTATCTGGGTTCTTGTATGCTAAAGGTCCAATTTGGACTACTTTTGCTACAGTTTCGTTAAATTTCAAAGTTTGGGTTGTTTCCTCCACTAAAAAGATACCTCCCCGGCTTTTTGTCTTCTGACGACGCAATTGTACAAGTACACGGTCTCCAGAAATNTCTACACCCGGATCGATTGTGGGAAAACATTCAGCTTCGGACCTTAAATCCGCCTCTGCATTGCTATTATAATCTGCTACTATAGCCATACGGCCATTCTCCTTGTACCATACGGTACTTAGTTGTTTTGGTCTTCATCATCCTCTGATAGGATGCCTTCGATTAATGTGAGAGATTGTGATAATCCTTCACAAGTACCCAATAACCTCTGATATTGTTCAAAAGTTTGGATGTGTGTACCAGAAGCTAACGCTTCTTTAGTATTAAATTCTGCGGCCTTAATCCTCTTCAGGATTTCGCCTATTAAATCAACCATGCGATATTCTTTCTATTGCTGTATATTATTACTAATACACAGCAATAGTTATATCTGCCCTAATATTTATTACTTTTTGTAATATTTTCATGCGCTGATAATATTTGAAGATTCCAAGGAACATTTAATCCCGATACGTTTTTACCTTTTAATGGAACAATATGATCTACATGTTGCTTCCAAGGGAAAATATTTTCTAATGCTTTAGCCATTTCATAAAATTCTTGAATTTCATTTCGTTGGTCTTCAGATAACCAGGATGGAGTTCTATTTAATTTGTCAGCTCTTCGTTGATTAAAATAATCATTGACCTTATTGGCATTGTTTATTTGCCAAAGTCTTGTTGTTTGTCGAGCTTTTTCTCTATTGGATTCTCGGCATTTAGCCATCCCAATATTTTGTTTATCAAATGCTTCCGGACTATACCAAGATTCTGTGTATAGTCCATCTTTTAAAGGTCTATCATATCTGTAATGATGAAACCTAAATCCATCATCCCGATATTCGCCTCTTTTAAAGCTTTTTCCAGTTTGCGGATTACTTCGCTTCAATAAAAATTTCCGCCACCAATTTCATTTAGATTTTTATCTGGTCCTACTTTAGAACCTTTAGTTAATTTAGCTTGAGCGGCGCCTACTTTCCAGTTTTCGTCACGGTGTGATCCAGACTTACCTGTCTCTATTGCTGTTACTGATGTGTCTCCAGCATATCCCGGGGTTCCCGTCATTTTGTATGCCTTCTTATATCCTACATTCTTATCTACTGCCATGATTATTCCCCTATTGGTTGTACTGGTTGCGGTTGGTTTGCTTGCATTTGTTGCTGATGAGCTTGGTCCATTTGTTGTTGACCTATTTCATGTACTTGTTGCTGTTGTTGCTGCTGTGCTTGGTGCGCTTGGTCAGCTTGTTGCTGTTGAGCTTGAGCTGCTTGTTGCGCTTGTTCAGCTTGTTGAGTAAACGCTTGTTGCTGTATCTCTAATCCATGTTGACGCAAGTCAGTAGAAGCCTCTTGTGAAGTCATAAAAGCTGTAGTATCTTGTTCATGTTGCATTTGTAACTGGCTTTGTGACAACTGAGCTTTGGCTGAAATCTCTGCAATACGTTCACGAGATGAGTTATTAATGTCTGCCATAGCAATTTGTGTGGCATTACGTTGAGAGTCAATAGAAGATTGTGTCCTGTATTTAGTCTCAAGGTCTGCCATTTTCTGTTGTAGTTCAGCAATTTTAATTTGATACTCTTGTTGCTGTGATGTTGTTTCAAGTTGCATTTTAGATTGTGCTTCTTGAGATTTACGTTGTGTCTCAGCCATTTGAGTTTTAAGAATAACTTGAGCTGTTGGATCTGCCTCAGCAGCAGATTGTTGTGCTGCTTGATGCATCTGCTGAACTTTCTGTGCCAATGCATTAATTTGTGGTAAATATTGACCTAAAATTTCTTTAGAATCTTGTTCTACCATTTGTGAAGCTAAAGCTAATGCTTGTTGTGATTCAGCATCCATTGGTTTCTCTTCATGCAATCTAAATACATCCTTACCACCAGCGGCATGAGATACATAGGCACGCATTGATTGTAGATAATGTAATGTTAGATGTTGTTTCAAGTGGTCTAACATGATTGGTGTTAGTGTTGGCCCAATTACTGGACTACCACCATATGAAGGATTGTTAGCATATTCCAAGTGAACTTGAATATGTGCTAAATGATCTTGGTCTGGGTAGGCTGCAGCAGGACGACCCATTGTCATGGATACGTTTTCTAATGCCGGATTAGATTCACTTGCACCTTGTGGGTTTGGTAAAATCTCATCGATTGCTGGAACCTTGAGTTGTTGTAAGACTCTACGATAGGTTGCTCGTAGGTCAAACATGTTTGGTGGTGCCTCTTTAGCAAGCTGTAAGATTGCTTGGTTTTGAGCTAGGCGTTGTGTTTCTGAAAATATGTTAGGGTCTGAAACTGGGCGGACATCATTGTTGTTAGCAAAGTCTCTAACTTCAATTTCTTCACCAGATTCATTATCCATCTCGTTCAAGTACCAGTGATTGATACGTGAGATGATAGCTAATGACTTGGCTTGACTACGATGTAATCTCGCATGAATACTTGAAAATACTTTAGCGCCTTGCTCAATTAAAGCCTGCGCTGTACCAACTGGCATATTGTTATTAGCTTCGCCAATCTTCTCTTCTGCTGTTGTTACTACACCCTTAGCAGCGTCTGTCAACCATGTTAATAGGTTTAACAATGTACTTGATGGTGGGCTGAATGGCATTGGCATAGCCAATTTACGCACATCGTCTACACCCGGAGCGCCTTCAATTTCTACTACCTGTGTTGGCTCAATTCGATCTGCCTGACCACCAATGCGCCCACCTTTTAATTTAAGAAGTGTTTGACTGTTGTTGATATGTGCTGAATCAAGTAAAGCACGAAGTGCCCCAGTAAGAGCAGCAGAAAGACCCCCAATGAGATGAGGTAAGCCAATAGCATAAGCCCCACGCCAAGGAATAAATTTAAACTCCACGAACCAATCAAGCTTTTCCAATTTTTCATCATTAGCTTCCCAATTACGGTACAGGCCAAGAACTTTGCTGCTTGACTCATCGATTGTTAAAATATATGGAGCACGTTTACCTTCTGAAATATCATCGTCATCTAACCGGATAAAACAGGTAATCTCATAAACACGACGAAGCCCATCAATATTTTTAGAGGGCATGTCTTTACCCTCAATTTTATTGTTGGCTTTCTCTGATTGTGTTTGATCGTTTAAAGGAGCGTCAGATGTATATGAAGCATCCGTATCGCGGTATATACCCTGCTCAATACGTTGTAGATAGATGTCTTCTGTAATGTCTTGTACTTCTGTACTACGAGACGCAGTATAAAAGTTTGTTGACGCGTAAGGTAACAAGATGTTGTCAATCGGTACCCATTCACATGTTGGGCGTTTTTGTTCTGGATCAAATCTCCATTTAAGGAACTGTGACCCACCTAATGGAAGCTGAGTTAGTAACTGCTCCATCTCGTCACGGTACTCTGGAATTTGTTCTGACAATTGCCAGTTTAGGAAGTTCACTTTACGTTCTGCAGTAGCTTCCTTACTGGTATTAGCCTCGCCCTTAATGTTTGACTTAACAATGCCATCTGGGGGTAATAGTTCTTTGGCTGATGATGCAGCGAAATCCACACAGGCTTCTGCCATAACTGGATGTACTACTTTGGACGCACCATCGAATGTTGCTCCACCAGGGGCGTCCTTGCCCAATCCCGTACGGCGCAAACCTTCTTCATACTGCTTGTCGCGTTGTTTTCTTGACTCTCTATCGACATCAATATAATCTAAATATTCATTTGCTAATGAATCTAACGTACCATCATCAAAGACTTCAGCTAAGTTTTCATAGAAGTCTGGATCTGTCTGCGGACCTTTAGTTGGCTTGAAGTTTACAACTACTGAGCCATCATCTAGTTCAATAACTTCTTGTTCTGCCTCATCGTCATCTAATCCAAGGTCTTCTGCAATGTCATGCGTTTCTTCGTCCTGCTCTACGGACTTTTTGATATCGTCTTCACGATCATCTAACGTAGGCAAGTTTCCACCTTTTTGGATTGCGATTTGCGGTTGTTTTGCCATATTAATTATAGGTACCTGAAAGATTCATATCTAAGCATACTAATACATATTGTTGAAAGATTCCGCCCTATTGTGCGTAGGGGTTTGCATATTTTTTAGAAGAGTCATCTGCGTATGAATAGTCTCTAGCGGGTAATGGGTCTAGTTGTATCCATCCTGAGTCGCGTAAAACGCGCAGTGCTTGTGACAATGAGTCCACGTAGTCATCATGCCCTCCCGCCTCTGGGAACGAACATACTTGCCTCATAAACCGTTTCGCCCATTCTGCATACTCTCCCTTTATCTTTGTGTCTTCTGGTACAAAGACCTTGCCCTTTGCCACGATTGGTGCTACAATGTTTAGACGCTGAACCTTATCTGCCCTACCGGGGTTATACCCCCTGACTGGCACCCCAGCTCCTTGTAGTTCTTGAATAAGGGAAATACCAGCAGACTTATCTTCCATTAGAATAAGGTCTACCTTTCGTCCCTTACCGAACTCGTTGTCTGATCCGTACACTACCTCTTTAAAATCCTCAATCACCTTACGCCTCAACTCAGGGTATGACAGATGAGCATCCCATGCGTCTAGTAAGATTATCGATGTGCCTGCGTCCTCTTGATCAAACACACCCCAGACTGTACACGCGGTGGGATCGTTATGTGTTTTCTCACTTGTTGCTGGATCGTATGAGGCAATTACGTATTCTAGGGTTGGTGTTGG